AGTTTGATTTCTGCTGTCTCTACCTTCTGCCCGTCTGTATAGGATTCCAGGGCATCGTAAGCATCTTGGAGTGATTGAACCTCATTATCCTGCATAGCAAGTTTGTTCTCCAATGCCTTCACTTCCTCTGCGGCTGCGGTGGCTGCGTCTGCCTTTGCTTTTGCCTGCGCCTGTAGTTCGGCAACGTAAGCCGCGACCTCTTCACGCTTAGATGCTACCAGCTCTGCCTGTGCTGCTGATAATTGACCTTTGGCTACCGCTTCTTCAAGGTCTGTCTTCTTTGCTTCTTCCTTCATAGGGAGCAAAGATTCAAGAGCTGACAACTCGGCTGCATATCCTGCATTTGTTGTTGCTGTGTCAAAGGCTGCTACACTAACTGCCATTGCCTTATAAAGACCGATGGCAGATGCGGCAGCAAGGATAACCTCACCTATCTCCTTCCAATGGTCGATAACCTTAGATGTGATATCCAAAGCATCATTCATCAATCCTTCCGTCTGAGTGCCGAGGTCATTGATAGCCATTTCGATGGAATCTTGAATATTGCTTATCTGACCCGTAATAGAGTGAGATTGCTTCTCCATCAATCCACCAAACTTGCCGCCTTCATTGGTAAGGCTTTCGATAGCCTTCTTAACTTCGGGGAAACCTACCTTACCTGCTGTCACCAATTCCGAAACCTTATCCTTGGTAACTCCGAACTGCTTGGCAAGTTCCTCTGTCAAAGGAATACCGCGACCCGTAAATTGCATCAAGTCTCTTGTGAACAATCGACCTTGCACCATCGTGGTACCATAGAGCCATGTGAGGTCCTGCAAGTTCAATCCCAATCCTGCAGATACGTCACCGAGCCTTCTCATTGTATCGGTAATCTCGTTGGCTGCAAATCCGTATGCAAGGAGCTGCTTTGCGCCATTTACCACACCCTTCATGTCAAAAGGAGTAGTAGCAGCAAGGTTGGCGATGTCCGAAATCATTCCCTTTGCCTTCTGTCCACTACCGAGCATGGTTTCAAAGGCAATCTCAAACTGCTGAAACTCTCCTCGGACAGTACCCAGTGTGCTGATGATTTCCTTTGCCGTGAACCCAGCAAAAGCTACCGATGCAACAGACTTGATGCGATTGAAAACATTCTCAATGCTCTGACCCTGCTGCTCGACTACTCTTGCTGTCTGTGACACCCCATCCTGCACCCCTCGAAAGGCTTTCAGTACGGATGAATTATCGCCTGTTATGTCAAACTTGATACTTGCCATTTTTTTATTCTGTCAATTACGTAAAGGTGCACCTCCTCAGCCAAACCTTTATTCTTTACTTTTTGTGTTGGAGGTTAAATTGGATTTTCTTCGCTCTGTCTGATCAGCTCCATGATGTCCTCTTTGTTATCTCCGCTGAAGACCTTCTCTGTTGCTGATGGAATGTGAGCCTTCTTTCTTTCCTCATCGGATAGATAGATGGAAGTTATCTTATCCTTCATCATAAGCGTGAGGTTGTTGTATGAGATTTCCCACAGAACATAGTCAAGAGTCCATTTATATCTCTCGCAAGCTGCGTCAATGAGAGAGCCCCAAATGGTTCTGCCACCAAAGATATACTGATTGCTGGAGTCTTTGGCTTGGTTTATCTTCTCCATACGCTCTGCTTCCTTGTCTATCCCACATTCCGTGATTATGTCGTGAAGCTTGTTATCTGAGAGTATGGTGATGAGAAGAGTAGCTATATCATCGTTATCACAGAACTTGAAGATGATGTTTTCCCTTGCCTTCAATATGCGTGAACTGAGCATATCGGATTTCTTCTGAAGGGTGTGGTAGGCTATTAGCTTACAACAGAGATTTCGATTCTCACCTACTACACGGAGTGCTTCAATGAGGGGATTTAGCTTTAGGTTATCATCTTTGATGCCTAGCAGCTTAATCAGTGGAGCTGTCAAATACATCTTGCCTAAAGTCTGAGGGTAGATGAACATGTGCCTTCTACCTACCTGTATGCCTAGTGGTGTATCTGTTAACACCATTGCTATCTTTGTGCCAATTTCGATGTCATTCTTCATAAGCCAATAATATTTGTTAGCACCCAAGGCAGGACTCGAACCTGCGTCTTTCAACTAGCTTTTTAAAGACCAACTGGATTTCATGTGACGGACTTTGGTCTCGCTCTAACCAACTGAGCTACTTGGGTAGGTTGCCGACTGATAACCCTCAATCGGCTGAAGGGTGAGAAGAAATCAACATATTGCCTTAGCCGTCACCTTCGACCTGTCCGTTTGCTGGAACGGTTACTTCCGTTTCTGTGTCTGTAGCACCTGCAGGATGCTTGAACATAAGAACGTATTCGTCTGTCTTTCCCTTAGCCTTCTTGGCTGTGATGATGCGCCAACGGAACTGACAATATACGGTCTCACCCTTCTTGTTGGTGGTCTTTGCTACTTCGTCACCCTCTGGCACAAGAGCCTTGTGGGTGTACTGCATCAAAGCACCATCCGCTGAAGAATATGACTCCTCCACGCTTACGGTTGACTTGCCGATATAGCAGCCAGGGTTCTCTGCATCTTCCGGCTGAACAGCGATAGCGTAGTTTCCTTCGATAAGTCCATCAATGGTAGGGAAAGGCTGAGATAAGCTCTTCTTGATGAACTCTTGATAAACGAGTTCGTAGGTGGACTTAGCTGTCTTGGAATCGACAATACCGCCACCTTCCTCCTTAGCTTCTGTTGTATCACCCTTGGTAGGGTTCAACTGAGTAGTGTTCTCCTTTGGAGTTGGGAGCTTAGTCCACTCGTTCTTTTTGCTACCTACCTCTTGAACGTAGATAGTGCATTTGCCCCATGATGTTACTGACATAATTTAATCGTTTATGAGTTTATATTCAACTTGATTATTTATTACATGTTCTCCCGTGCTTGTTGCATATACCCTCTGCTCAACAGCGTGGGCTGCATACTCGCTCGTTCTGAACGTTTCCAAGAGATTCCAAGCCATTTTGCAGATTTCGTCAACTCTGATAGTGTTCTCCTCGAACTGCCCATCTACGTCCTGGTCTTGTATATATATATTTACATTTATAATTGCCGTTTGAAGCTGCGTTCCCTCATTAGCCAAGATGGAGATAACGACATCTTCCTTATGAGAATTATGCGGTCTCATCGTCTTTGACAGCTTGCCATTGACGTTGTTCATGAAACCGCTTTCGTTGATGTACCGGTAAACATCTGTCTTAATTGCTCCATCTGATTTCATATCTTCCACTTGTTTATTTCATTAACTGCTGAGTCTATTGCTGTCTTCACACGCTGCTCTACAATGGATGTGGCCCATATCTTCGTTGATGCGAGAACATCCTTGCTTTCCAAGGCTTCCACCTCTCCTGCGTATTCCATTCCGGCAACGACAACCAAAGCATAAACCCTGGAATATTCCTTAGCAAGGTCATTGATCATCTTCTTGCCCTTTACAGAGCCGTCAGTGCCACTGAGAACCTGCGAAAAGGCTGATTCCATATATTTACTTCCCTGCTCGTACACGGCGAAGCCTATGGAGCTTCTTAGGTTGCCCGTATGGTCTATCCAACTTTCCTTGGTAGACCTGTTACGGATTCTAACCACAGATTCGTCTCCTAGCTTGCTCAATGCCTTAAGCACATTCTCCTGTATCTTCCTTGCGGCTCTTTGTAGGAAGGCATCGAGAGCGGAAGCGCTGGTTGTCATTCTTATGCCCATATCTTACACTGGAGTTGATAACGATGAAATCCCTTGACCTTGATAATTACCTCCTCAGCCCCTAAAATTTCCAGCTTGATAAAATCCCCATAAGAGAACTTTTCAATCCCTACGGGCAAGTTATGCACTTCGTAGGAGTAGTAATCAATAGAACCGTCAGATGTAACTAGCTTGTTAGCCTCGCCAGTAGGAACTACATCACAAGTACAGCAGAACTTCCACTCGGTCTTGCCCTGGTGATAATTTCCATCATCATCTGTATAGCCAGCTACCTTCTGCTGCCGGTATAGCTTTGAGGCATGAAAACTCAATAGACTCATCAGCAATTAATGTAAACTGTCGGCTTTGGAGTAAGTGAAACCTCCTCCTCGCCAATAGAGTTATATAAACGATTGACTTGAACTAATATAGCCTTTCGCTGGTCTTCCGAGAGGGAACCTATTGATTTGTCCGCTTCGGAGAAGCTAACGGCTTGTATGAG